ATTTGTGTATCAACTGTTTGACCTCTAGCATAATCTTTAACTGTGATTGTAGGCTCTTTAATGATCTTTACTGTGTCACCAAAGTTTTCGATTTCTCCAGCGTAGTCAGTGTTAGTAATATCTTCTACCACTGATGCTCTTCTGAAGAACTTTTGAACTTTCTGACTAAAGATTTGTGGAGTAAAATTACCTTGCGAAAGGTTATTATACCCAGTAGCACTTGTAAAAGCCATAATGCTTCTCCTTGTTATTGTTTAGTTAGATTGTTATCGTTGTTCAATCCTACCTTCTAAACGAGCAAGGTCAATCTCTTTTTCAAATTTTTCAAACTGATGAGGTTTTAATTTAGAAATCTCACTAGCTGTCCAAATTTTCTTCTTTGGTATATCAGAATCAGTAGCTTTTTTAGTTTTAGAAATTGCTTTAGCAGCTTCTTTTTTAAGATCTTTATCTTCTTTCTTAGCCTTACCAATACCACGATCTGCTTTATACAGATCAATAGCTCTTGCAGCTAACTTAGAGTTAGATGTATTTTCATACAACCAACCTTGAATAGTAGGATCTTGTTGTTCAGCCCATTCATGAAAGTCATCGTTTGCACGAATCTCATTAAAGTCTGGGTGAAACTTTAAAAGTTCTACTTCAGCTTTTTCTTTTGCAATTTGTTCTTGTTGGAGTTTTAAATCTTTATACTTTGTTTCAAGATCTGCAGTTTGAGTAGTTGCTTTGTTTATTGCAATGGTTTCAACCATATCATAAACATCAGGGTACTCTTTTCTCCATGCCTCTAAC